TTGGTATTGCTAGTATTAGTGCTGCTTCAAGCGGTTTTAGTACTATCACAAGTACAAATGAACTATTCCCAGGCACTCTTGTATCAGTACCGAATTTAATTAAATTTAGTAATACTGCTCAATCAGATGATCCAACTTATGGTCTAGTTACTGCAGTTGGAACTAATACTGCTACAATAATAGGAGTTGCAGATGTAAATGGAGTAGCTAATGGTAATCTACCAACTACATCTTTACAAGTTACAGATTTACAAGTTTTAACTACTGAATTAGAATCATCTTCAGATGATACTCTTTATACTAAACTTCCTAAAGAGAATATTGCAACAGTTGATAATACTAAGGGTAATATAACAATAAGAAAGAAATATACTGTTGATATTGAGAATGGTCAATTAAAAGCAAGTACTATTCCTACTACAGAAACTAATGAAACATTCTTACCATTTGATGAAGAGAGATATATTCTTATCAGATCTGATGGTACTACAGAATCTTTAAGTACCAATCAATTTGTATTTACTGGAGGAACAGAATTACAAATTTATGGATTAGGTTCTAATGATGTTAATGCTACTTTACTTACATCTATATCTAAAGTTAAACCTACTTCAAAGGAAAAAATTAGAAATAGAGTTAATTCTATAATAGTTAATAAGTCAACTATAGGTGGTTCTGGTATTAATACTTCTGGTATTGGTTCTACTACCTTAAATGATGGATTAGAATATGGGAATTATCCTTGGGGAACCAGAGTTCAAGATGAAGTTATATCTTTGAATACTCCTGATATTATTAAAATTCATGGTGTCTTTGAATCATCCACTACTGATGATGCTTCTGCACCAACTGCTGTTTTATCTTCTATTACAAGTGCATCTACAACAACAGAAGAATTTATAATTGGTGAGCAAATAGTAGGACAAACTAGTGGGGCAATTGCCATTGTTGCTGAAAAAGTAACAGCAAGTCAGATCAGTTTCATTTATGAAAATGAAAAAGTTTTTGTAGAAGGTGAAATTTTAGTAGCAAAAGAGTCATTAGTACAAGGTACTGTAACTACTTTAGCTTCTAATAGTTTTAATATTTCTAATGGATTTACATTTAATAATGGTCAAGAAGCAAGTTTCTATAATTATGGATTCCTTGAAAGAAATGCAACTTCTGATGAACCAACTCATAAATTAAAAATTTACTTTATGAATGCATATTATGATTCTACTGATACTGGGGATGTAACTACAGTAGAATCATATAGAAACTTTAATTATACTGATGAAATTCAAACTGTTAATGGAATTAGAAATACTGATATTATCGATATAAGACCTAGAGTTTCAACTTATACAGTTGCAGAAAATACTAGATCTCCTCTTGAATTTGATGGAAGAACATTTAATGGTGCTGGTAATTCTGCTGGTGCTATGCTCCAATCAGATGGATCTATTTTAACCACTTATTCATATTATCAAGGAAGAATAGATAGGATTTTTGTTAGTAAGGAAGGAGTATTCCAATTCGTATCTGGAACTCCTGCAGATAAACCTGTTTCCCCACTTCCTGTAGATGATTCTATAGAAATTGCAACAGTTGACCTTCCCCCATATCTGTATGATGTTTCTGATGCGTCTGTAAGATTCTTGGAATATAAGAGATATCAGATGAAGGATATCCATAACCTTGAAACTAGAATTCAGAATTTAGAATATTACACTGCACTATCTTTATTGGAAACTAGTACTGCCAATATGTTTATTACAGATGCAGATGGATTGAATAGATATAAGTCTGGTTTCTTTGTTGATAATTTCTCTACTTTCCTTACTCAAGAACTCAGTCAAGGAGTTAAAAATAGTATTGATACTCAGGCGGGTGAATTAAGACCATCACACTATACAACATCGGTAGATCTTATAACTGGTCCTGTAGAAGGTGTTATTGGAACTCAGGATAAGAATTTTGAAACTCCTGAAGGTTTGAATATTAGAAAAAATGATGGTATTATTACTCTAGATTATTCTGATATTGAATGGCAAAAGCAAGTATTTGGAACTAGAGTTGAAAGTGTAACACCATATGTTGTATCTTATTGGAGTGCCAATTTAGAATTGAATCCATCTTCTGATACATGGGTTGATCAAACTAGATTAGAAGCTCGTATTATTAATAGAGAAGGTAATTTTGCGGAAACAGTAGCAGAATTATCAAGAACAAGAGGATTTGATCCACAAAATGGATTCGGTCAAACTGTATGGAATTCTTGGGAAACCTTCTGGACAGGTACTACTAGACAAATGAGAGATGAAGGTTGGTCTCGTAGGACAAGAAGATCAGGAAGGAGAAGATGGGTAGATAGGAGAAGGAGAGTTAGAGAATGGGAAGAAAGGGATATACAACAGACTCGAACTGGTGCAAGAATGGAAATTAGAGAGCAGTTTGATACTGAATCTCTAGGTGATAGAGAAATAAGTAGATCTTTAGTTCCTTTTATGAGATCTAGGAATATTGAATTTAGTGCAAAATCAGTAAAACCATTAACAAGAATTTATTCTTTCTTTGATTCTCAAGATGTATCTGAATTCTGTGTACCAAAATTACTTGAAATTGGAATGATTGAAGGAACATTCCAAGTGGGTGAAACTGTACAAGGAACAGTTCAAACTAATAGTAGTGGTGGATTTGGACCAACAAATATAATTACATTTAGAGTTGCTCAGATTAATCATAAGGAAGGGGAATATAATGTCCCTACTAAAACATATCCTGATAATCCTTATACTTTACAACCACTTTCATCAACATATTCTTCTACTTCTACATTACTTAATGTAGATACATTCTCGTTGGCTAATTTTGATCAACCTGAATATAGTGGTTATGTTAAAAATCAAATGGTTTTGGTTGGACAAACAAGTGGTGCTCAAGCAAGATTAAGTAATTTAAGACTTATTTCAGATATTACATCTACACTTCAGGGGTCATTCTTTATTCCTGATACAGATTTAAATCCTTCTGCACCTAGATTTGAAACTGGTAATAAGTTGTTTAGACTTACTAGTGATGAAGATAATGGTTTGAAAGCTTCTACTAGAGGAGAAGAAGAATATACTGCAGAAGGACATCATCAAGTAGTTCAAGAGACTATTATTTCTACTAGAAATGCTAGTGTAGAATTGCAAGAACTTAGTGAAAATAGGGATAATGTAGAAGTTGTAGCAGGATCAAATACATCATGGACAGATCAAGGAAATTGGGAAACTGTCAGGGCTTGGAGAGTTGGTGGTGACCCTCTTGCACAAACATTTAATGTTGATGATTCAACAGGTGTATTTGTAACAAAGGCTGACATCTACTTTAGAACTGTAGATGATATGGATATACCAGTTAATTTCTCTATTAGAACAGTAAGTAATGGTATTCCAACTAAAACAATAGTTCCTGGAACTACTATCATTTTAGATCCTTCAGAGGTTAATGTTTCTAGTGATGGTTCTTTTGCTACTACATTTGAATTTAAATCACCTGTTTATCTAGAACCAGATACAGAATATGCTATGGTTCTATTATCCAACTCTGCTAAGTATGAAGTTTATATTTCTAGAGTTGGTGAAAATGATTTAATTAGTGATTCATTTGTTGGTCAGCAACCATTTACTGGATCTTTGTTTAAGTCACAGAATGCTTCTACTTGGGAACCAAGTCAGTGGGAAGATCTTAAATTCACTCTTTATAGAGCAGATTTCCTTACAAATGGAACTATTGAATTTTATAACCCTCAACTTGCTTCAGGAAATGGTCAAGTACCATTACTTGATAATGATTCACTATCATTTACTTCTAGACAATCAAGAGTTGGTTTAGGAACTACTGTTGGTGATGGTGGTCTTAAGTTGGGTAATATGGTTATCCAATCAGTAACAAATGCTACAGGACATGTTGCAGGATTTGCAGGAACTGCTATTTCTTTAAATGTTACTAATTCTGGTATTGGTTATACTCCTAGTTCTGGTAGTTTGACCTTCAATGGTGTTGACTTAACTACTTTAACTGGTGGTGGAAGAGGAGCAACTGCTAATGTTTCTGTTACTGATGGAGTTATTTCTGGTGCTGTTATTTCTGGTACAGGTGGTGGTGGATATCAAGTTGGTGATATTGTTGGTATTAACACTCTTGGAATTGCATCTGTTGGAAGAAATGCAAGATTATCAATAGTTGCTATTGGTAATACTAGCGAATTAATTTTAGATCAGATACAAGGTAATATTACAGTTGGTACTGCTAAAACTCTATATTATGTTAATAATTCTGGTGTTACTACAGCATTGAACGCCTCTTATGGTGGAGATGTTCAGGTTACTGAGAATAATATTATAAGTGATGGTTTACATTTAAAAGTTCACCATAAAAATCATGGAATGTATTCTGATAAGAATAAGGTTGCTATTTCAGGTGCATTATCTGATATTAAACCTACTACATTGAATGTCGCATATAATTCAGATTCAACATCACCAATTTCAGTTGTTGATCCTGGTCAATTCTTAAACTTTGAGAATGTGGGTGTAGGAACTACTAATGCAGGATATGTTAAGATTGAAAATGAAATCTTAGAATACCAGTCTGTTTCTGGTAATCTAATTAATATTACTGCAAGAGGTAATAATAAGTTTAATTATCCTGTAGGAACTCCTGTTTATAAGTATGAACTTGATGGTGTAAGTTTACATAGAATCAATAAAACTCATAATATAATATCTACTAAACCTATTACTTTTGATGATTATTATGTTAAATTAGATATGTCTGCTGATGGGGTAGATAGAACTGTTGCTGGTTATCCTTTATTATATGCAGGAAAAACCAAGTCTACAGGTGGAGATCAGGTAAGAGCAAGTCAAAATATTCCTTTTGAACTTGTTAGTCCTATAGTTGATAATATTACTTTATCTAAAACTTCAATCGATGCTGAAATAAGAACCGTAACTGGAGTAAGTCTTGATGGTAGTGAAGATGAATGGCTTGATAATGGATATGAATCTGTTGAACTTAATGAAACCAATTATCTTGAAACTCCTAGATTGATTGCATCTAAAGTTAATGAAGATGAGTACTTGACTGAATTGAAAGGTAAAAAGTCATTGAATATGAAATTAGCTCTAACAAGTGGAGATAGTCGTATAAGTCCTGTAGTTGACACTAGAAGGGTTTCGGTTATATTTACCTCTAACACTGTTGATAGACCTATTACAGACTATGCAGATGATAGTAGAGTTAATTCTCTTACTGAAGATCCTAATGCATGTCAATATGTATCTCAGGAAATGTTACTTGAGAATTCTGCATCTTCAATCAAAATAATACTTGATTCTCATCTTACTGAAGAGACTGATATTAGAGCATTTTATGCTATTAATAATACTCAAGGTAAGAAACCTATTTTCGTTCCTTTCCCTGGATATGATAATTTAAATCAAAGAGGTGAGGTAATTGATCCTAAGAATAGTGATGGTAAGTCTGATAAGAAGGTAATTAAATCTAATGAATATACTTTTGGTAACAATGCTATATTTAAAGAGCATGTCTTCAGTATTGATCAGTTACCATCATTTAAGACTTATAGAATTAAATTAGTAATGACATCTACAAGTCAAGTTCATGTTCCAAGGGTTAAAAACCTTAGGGTTATGGCATTAGCTTGATATGTATAATGTGAAAGGTAATAGGGATCTTGCAAGAGACCCTAATACAAATTCGATAGTTAATGTAAATGATGTGGAATATACAAAGTATATTTCAAGTCGTAATTTCAAACAAAAAAAGAATGAAAGTTTTGATAGTATGAAAAATGATCTTGATAATTTAAAAAATGAAATGAATGAAATCAAATCACTACTTAAGGAATTAGTCAATGGCAACTAGAAAAATAACATTTGATCCAGATGCAGGAGTACCAGTTGCTTCTAATTTGACCATTTATGGTGGAACGGATTTTAATACAACATTTAATGTAGTTGATGTTGCTAATGCTGGATACGGTTTTACTTCGGGTTGGGGTGTTTCATCACAAATGATAAAAAGTGCTGGCATAGGGGCAACAACTATCCCTACAGCAAGTTTTATTGCAGGTATTAACACTATTACAAAATCAATAACCTTAAATTTACCAAAGGCACTCACTGGTATCATAACCGAAGGAAGATATGAGTATAATGTTTTAGTAAGTTCTGGAGTAGGTACTGTTTATAATATAGTAAACGGTAATATACTGGTATATTCAGGCATATCATCAGCACCATAAATATATTGAAGGGGTACTATTTTCAATGGCACAACCAGCAAGTAGATCAGACTTAATAAATTATGCTAAGAGGCAGTTAGGTGCTCCTGTGCTGGAGATTAATGTCGCTGATGAACAAGTAGAGGATATTTTAGATGATTCCATCCAGTACTTCCAAGAGAGACATTTTGATGGTGTAGAACGCACATATTTAAAATATAAATTGACGGAAGCAGATATTAAAAGAGGAACTGCAAATCTTGGTGAAAATACAAATAATGCAGCAGGTATAACAACCATGACTGCAGAAACCACTATTAATGGTTCTGCAATTCAATTTGATTGGTCAGAAAATAGTAATTATTTACAAGTACCACCAGAGGTTATAGGAGTATATAAGATATTTCATTATGATGGCACTAACACTGCTACTAATAATATGTTCAGTGTTAAGTATCAGTTATTCTTAAATGACATTTATTATTGGGGATCGACTGAGATATTAACTTATGCAATGACAAGAAGATATCTAGAGGATATTAACTTCCTATTAACAACAGAGAAGCAAATAAGGTTTAATCAGAGAATGGATAGATTATATTTGGATGTAGATTGGGAAGCAGTGAATGAAGGAGATTTTATTATCATGGAATGCTTTAGGGCATTGAATCCCGCAGACTTTCCTAGAGTATGGAATGATTCATTCTTAAAAAGATACTTTACTGCTAATTTAAAAAGACAGTGGGGGCAAAATTTACTTAAATTCCAAGGAGTTAAATTACCTGGTGGAATAGAGTTAAATGGACGACAAATTTATGATGATGCCAATATAGATCTGGAAATTATCAGAGAGCAAATGTCCAATACTTATGAACTTCCACCACTTGATATGATAGGATAATGGCATTAAATCCATACTTTCAACAAGGTGCTCGTTCTGAACAAGGTTTAGTTCAAGATTTAATCAACGAACAGTTGAGGATGTATGGTGTTGAGGTACATTATATGCCTCGAAAGTATTTGGCAACTAATACTGTTATAAGAGAAGTAGTACAATCTAAATTTGATGATGCATATCCATTAGAAGCATATGTAGATACCTATGATGGATATGGAGAGAATCCTAGTATTCTATCTAAGTTTGGTATCGAACAAACTAATGAGATAACATTAACTATATCAAAGGATAGATGGGAACAGTATATTGAACCTTTGATGAAGAATGAACCTGATGTCAAGTTAACAACTAGACCTAAGGAAGGTGATCTAATCTATTTCCCTCTTGGTGATAGGTTATTTGAAATTAAGTATGTTGAGCACGAAAAACCATTCTATCAGTTACAAAAGACTTATATTTACGAACTTAGATGTGAACTCTTCCGTTACGAAGATGAGGTTATTGATACTGGTATTGCTGAGATTGATGATGAATTAACAGGAGATAGTGCAACTGGTGAGACTGAAGATGGTACTCCAATCATTATTGGTCCAACTCAAACTCTTACTCTTGTAGGAGATGCTGTACAAGCGACTGCAACAGTTGGTATTGCTACAGAGGGTGCTATTAGTAGGGTGGTTATTTCTAATAGGGGTGGTGGATTTAATGCTCCCATCTATATTGGATTCTCTTCTGCTCCTACAGGCGGTATAACAGGTATTGCTACTGCTGGATTGATTGGTGGTATCAATGTATGTAATCTAAATGTTAATCCTAGAAATAGGTCAATACAAGATGTTTATTTAACTAATCCAGGTTTAAGATATACTACTGCTCCAGGTATTGCTGCAACAGGTGGTGGTGGAACTGGATTTGCTGCTACAACAGTTCTTGGAGATAATACTGTTGGTGTTGTTACAGTTACAGATGCTGGTGGTGGTTATGTTTATGCTCCAAGTGTAACCTTTGATAATGTAGTCTTTAAAACAGGTGTTACAACAGTTTCTGCTGCTGGTACTGCGTTTATTAATGCTGCTGGTAATGTAACAGAAATTGGATTAAGTAATGCTGGTATGGGTTACAGTTCTATTGGAGGAGTTACATTGTCTGCACCAGATGTAGGTTCCTCAGGAACATTTAAGTTTAACGAGATTGTAAAAGGTTCTGTCAGCAATACAGAAGGTAGAGTAAGAACATGGAATGCTGTAACTAATGTCTTAGAAGTTTCTTCTATTACTGGTTCATTTAAACTAGGAGAACAAATCGTAGGTCAATCTACAGGAGCATCCCGTAAGTTAAGGATTATAGATCTTGATCCTACAGATGATGGATTTGCAGATAACTTTAATATAGAAACAGAAGCAGATAAGATTTTAGACTTTACTGAACAGAACCCATTTGGGATTCCCTAAATATAATACACTAGGACTATAACAATGTTTGAATATTTTTATAACGAAATTTTGAGGAGGACTATTATATCCTTTGGTACTCTTTTTAATGGAATTTCGGTTGAACAAAAGAATGAAAGTGATCAGACTGTTAGTAATATAAGAGTTCCACTTGCATATGGACCAACTCAAAAATTCTTAGCAAGATTAGAGCAGCAACCTGATTTGAACAAAGGTGTTGCAATTACTTTGCCTAGAATGTCTTTTGAGTTTACTGGACTTACTTATGATCCTACAAGAAAGGTAACTACAACTCAGCAATTTACTGTTGCAGATCCTAAAGATGGTAGTGAAACTAAAAAAGCATTTATGCCAGTTCCGTATAATATGGCATTTGAACTTGCTATTATGTGTAAGTTAAATGATGATGCATTACAGATAGTAGAACAGATATTACCTTATTTCCAACCAGCATATAATGTAACTGTTGAGTTGGTAGAAAGTATTAAAGAGAAGAGAGATATACCAGTTATTTTAGAAAATATTACAATGTCTGATGATTATGAAGGAGACTTTACTCAAAGACGAGTTCTTCTTTATACTCTAAGATTTACTGCCAAGACATACCTATTCGGTCCTGTTCAGTCTGCTACCAAGGATATCATCAAGAAGGCTACTTTGGGTTATCTTACAGGTACAGATACTACCAATACTATCAGAAATGTTAATTACTCTGTTGTACCTCGTGCTATTAAGAGTTA